AATTATTGCTGACAAACATGTTAAAATCAAATCGATAAAATTAGATGTTTTCGAATGCAGTGAAATATTTTTGAAGCAAAAATTAAATCTGATAACAAATGACAAAAAATCATTACAAACCAACTACATCGGTTTTGATGGTACTATGGAAATAGATTTATTAGAAGATAGCGTCTTTAAACAATTTACAACGATGAACAGTTAGATTTTTTTGACTTTTTCTCTATTTTTGATATGTGCGTCTTCGATTAGTTTTTTGTTCTGTCCGTAATATTGTACAGCATAGTATTCTTTACACATGGCAAGATTGACATTGTCTCCATCACAAAATATTTCTCCCAGAATTCTGCCAAATTTACCTGTTTCTGAATCTTTGTGTGTTTTGATTGTAATTTTTTTTGCTTTTTTCAATCTGCTTTGAAGGTATTTTTTGCTCATGAGACCAAACTCTTTCTCAACCTTGTCTCTGGTTCTTGATTCCGGGGTGTCTATACCAAACAACCTTACTCTACTCTTATACAGTATATCAAATCCCATATCTATGACAACATCAATAGTGTCACCGTCGACAATTTTTGTTACTTTGCTTACTCTATAACTGAAATCAGTTGGATCGCCTAATTGTGGTCCTCGTTTTGCCATACAAAGTATTTATGGTAATATTATACTATTAAATCTAGGATAGTCTGCAGTTTTCCCTTGATAGACTTATTGTTCAATGTATTCCTTAGACCAGCATGAAGATTTTTTGGCCAGCATTCAAAGGCACACCAAGCATAGGATGAGTGTTCGTGATTTAATCGAGGTAGGAATTCGTCATGAACGGCGATTACATAGGTATTAAAGAAAAATTTTTGATCATTGGAAGTGAACAGTTCTAATGGAATCACTTTTTTAAAATTTGGTGTTGAGCCTAATTCTTCCGCAACTTCTCTCTTTAATCCTTCAAACGCTGACTCTTGAAAACGAGTTTTACCTCCTGCTAATCCCCACAATCCACGTGTTTTTCCGTCGGTCCTCTGTAGGAACAGGAACCGTTTGGTGTTTACAGCATAGAATAATGCACCTGAACAAATTATATTTTTTTCCATCTATTGATTATAACACAAGAGTCCACTTGCCTGCAACATAGATTCCTTCATAACTTTTGACCCATGCACCATTAGTGAATTTGTATTGTATACCAGTGTTTGAATTTGTGACATATGCCACTGTGGAATCTGGATCAGAAGCGTCCCATACCACTCCCCATTTACCAGTTGAACTATTGTATTCTATAATGTCATTCACACTTGCTCTAAGATTACCCCAGGCAGTGGCATCAAAGGTGTTAGTTGAATCACCTATATCATTAACCACAAGATATCTAGTTCCGTTTGCGGGTGTACCGGGATCAAATGTTAGAGGATTTACAATTTTAGACACAGCAGTGAGTGTGTTGGCAGGCACAGTGTCTGAATCTATGCTGAATATCAGTATTGACTCGTCAAGGGGTGACGGAGCAATAGTCCCTACCACTTCATTTCCGTTTTCCTGAACAAGTTTAATTTGTGATATACCATTTGTTATTTTGCCGTATTGATTCAATAATGTGTTCCAGTTAATCGGTGGACCAAATGTTGTAAAAGGATCAAGGTCAGTGGCAGTAGCACCTGTGTAATAACCGTCGCCTCCCGAACCCACGTTTATACCTGTGGTTCCAAACAGTCTTAACTGATTGCCTGACAAGAACAGATTAAAACTACCCGGCGTTATATAACTTCTCGAAAGTAATGAACCGTCTATGAGACCTTTCGTTATACCACCATCATCGTCATACACGGACATAATAATTTTTTCTACCACACCTAATTTAGACACTTTGACCGGTGGAGATAACCAAATAGGCATCGAGAAAGTCATCGTGGCAACGTCGATTTCGGAATCGGCACCCACAGGTATCGTCCTCGATGAGAAGGACACACTTTCTAATTCTATGTAACTCAAAGATGTCCAGTCTATATAATTGTCAGATTTTTGTATCTCAAAATCCGGATTAAACAAGTAAAGGATTTGTTCCATTATCTGAAGTTTCATATCGGTATTTGTGGTGAATATATCGGCAGTTACATTTAGACGGAAAGGCGAAGGCATAACCTTTTCTACGGTATAACCAGCACCTAAATTTTCGTTGTATGTGCCATCGGCATTTCTGTCTCTCTGTTTCAAATGTTGTTTTTCGATATGATAAGGATTCTGCATTCTTTCCCTGTCATATTCGAGACCTGTGATGTAGGCCGCAATCTTTGGTGCGTAAACCAAAGAGTTTTCAGAATTTTGTTTTAAAATATTTGCTACCTGACGAGTCATGTCACCATAAACCACAGGTACCTGTTTGAGTTGCACAGAACCATCTGCTCCTTTGCCTACCTCAATATTGAAATTGCTTAAAACACGTATGAATTGTGTCAAAAATTTCCTTATTTGTCCTTCGTAAAAATGTAACATTAATCGTCAGCCTTTGGTTTCAAGGCCTCGGTAAGTGATTGCCTTTGTTCCACGGTTAACCCGTTTATTGTTGAACTGGTTGTGTTATTGATAAAACTGGTTTTGTAATTTGTTCTTGAATCATTGTTTGTTGTTGTCATTCTTATTGCGTCTTCTACTTTAATCCATCTTGTTCCGTCGTAACGGAACAACCTGTTAGGTAGATAATCTGTTCTTAAGAAGTAATCACCTTTATCAACACCCGATGTAGGGAATGATGTACCATGTCCCGCCACATAGCCATTCGGTGGTATTCCGTCTCCATCCAGATAGAATCCATAATGCGATGCGGCCGGTGTGTCTATCACAGCATTGATTGATTCATCTGACGATGCTTGACCTTCTGATATGCCTTCTTTTCTGATGTTGCCTCGCTCATCAATTGGAGTAACATAATATTGTTTATAATTAAATCCTGATTTAGGAGCATCTGCTTCTGCTTGATTCACTATCTGTGTATTGATTTCTTTTTCTCGATTGTATGTGCTCATGTAAGAAGAAAGAGTATTGCCGGTATCTCCCACTTCTTTCTCTAGAATATCTTTGTATTCTTGTGAATCCACAATTGATTTTAATTTTAATCTTAGTAGATGTGGCCACCAAGTCTGTGAAAATCCTTCTGCGGCTCTGTTGACATCTTCCACCACATAGAATCTTTTCAGTGCTATGGGTATATTTTCATCCAAAGAAAAATCGTCTTTCATGTGAGGCAATTCGATTACATCGCCTGCCATGATTTTTCTTCCAACTCTTTCCACAGTGTCGTTTAGATGCACAGTCATGAACACAGTGTCATTCTGTAGGAACATACCAAACTGCGATAGATTAAAATCAATGTCCTGTACATTGTAAATGCCTCTTATGATATACACGTCTTCGGAGTATTTTCGGTCTCTGTTTTCCAAAAACAACAAATCTTGTATGGTCCTTTCATTTAGGCTGTCTCCGGAATATTGTGGTTGTGTGGGAGAAGCCGCACCGTCTTTGTTGGTGCTTCCTTGGTCGTATGGTCCTAAATATTTGTGAAGATAAATGTCGGTGCCACCCACAGTGAACTGCTCATTTATGGTTTTATCCATGAATCTGTAATCATTGCCTTTTTCAGGCTTGTATAATGAAAGTCTTGGCATCCTACACATATTTATTGAATGCGGCACTACCATAAATATGTGTATGTCAGAGTTACAAACAGGTCAACAAGAAATATTTGATTACGTAAAAAACAACCTCGGTGAGGGCATGGTCGATGTGGAATTAGACCCTAAACACTATGAAACAGCACTTGAAAGAGCCGTAAACAGATACAGACAACGTTCTTCAAATGCCACCGAAGAATCATACAATTTCTTGGAACTTAAACAGAATCAAAACAAGTATATCTTGCCCGACGAGATCATAAATGTGAGACAAGTTGGTAGGAGAACAGTTGGATCAAGGACAGAAGGCGGTGAAGGTGGAACACTTTTTGAACCATTCAACCTTGCCTACACAAATACCTATCTTTTAAGGGCAGGCGCAACAGGTGGTCTGGCCACTTATTATGCCTTTGCTTCTTATCAAGAACTTGTGGGGAAAATGTTTGGTTCATTTATACAATTCCATTATGACAACGCTACAAAGACTTTGACTATCACTCAGAGACCAAGAGCAGATTCCGAAACCGTGATACTTCATTGTGATAATTTTAGACCGGACATTACTCTTTTCAAAGACATATATTCTAAACCATGGATCAGAGATTACACGCTGGCAGTATGTAAAATCATGCTGGGCGAGGCCAGAGGCAAATTCAATACAATCGCAGGTCCACAAGGTGGAACGACATTAAACGGAGATGCACTCAAGGCAGAAGGTGTAGCAGAGATGGAACGTCTTGACGGTGAGATCAACAACTACCAAGAAGGTGGTACACCTTACAGTTTTGTTATAGGTTAATTCTTGAAAAATCTAAATTAAATACAGCACAAAACAGGCAAAAGAAAGGCACATAATTATGGCAAGAAACAAATACTTCTCAAAACTTTCTGAACTATCTTTCAGACAACTCAAGCAATTGACAATAGCATTTGAAGTTCTTCTAAAGGCAGGTCCTAATTGGAAAATAACATTTCACTTACTGAATGCTGTCGGAGAAATCAAAAAAGAACTAGAAAAAAGACTTAAGGACTTGAAAACCAAATAAAAATCTGTTAGTATAATCCTTATGCTTATAGGTTTAGTTGGTTTGATAGGTTCTGGCAAAGACACTGTTGCGGCCAGACTGGTGCAGGAACACGGATTCAAGAGAGATTCTTTTGCCAAAAGTCTCAAGGATGCTGTGTCGTTGATTTTTAATTGGGACAGAACCATGTTGGAGGGCCAAAGCAAAGAATCACGAGAATGGCGTGAGAAAGAGGATAAGTTTTGGTCACATAAATTTGGAAAACCAATAACCCCACGTTGGGTACTTCAATATTTCGGAACCGAAGTATGCCGAGGCGGAATGCTTGACACTATATGGGTAGACAGCCTAGTTGCTAGGTACCATGGTGAAAAGACAGTGATATCAGACACACGTTTTGTGAATGAAATTAAGACAATCAGAGAACAAAATGGAAAAATAATTCTAGTAAAACGTGGAGAGATTCCTAGCAGAGAAAAAATGCAGGCATCGGGTGCTCACCAATCGGAATGGGATTGGATCGGGTGTGAGTTTGATCACACTATAGAAAACGACAGCACTCTAGAAAATTTAAACACTAATATAGACACACTTATTCATCAACTTCAAGATCACCAATAGACCAGCCAAGATCTTGCGTACTTTTTAACCTTTGGCAATTGGCACAAATAGTTTTAAGGTTATATTGTGAGCAGTTATTACGGTTTCCGTCAACATGATACACATCCAATTGTCTGGAAACAGACGCCCTGAAACCACATAGTTCACATTTCTTGTTTTTTTTATATCCCGCCGATTGCCATTTTGCCATTCTTCCGGTTTTTAAATTTTTCTTTTTACGAATACAAGAATCACACAAACTTCTCCAATAAATTTTGTTGTTCTTACGGTAGGCATAGGCCCTTGGTTTTGATTGGCACTTACTGCACAAAGGTCTTTTCATAACTATATTTAATGTGCCCTATATAGGTACCAAATTTATAACAATTTTACCGTATTTTAGGCAAAACGCTATAAATACATTCAGTTATACTTGCAAGGAGAACTAAATGGCATTAACATCACCAGGAGTTGAAGTTTCAGTAATAGATGAGAGTTTCTATGTACCGTCAGACGCGGGCACGACTCCATTACTGATCGTAGCAACAGCACAAGACAAATTAAACGGTGCGGGCACAGGCACGGCACCAGGAACACAAACATCAAATGCAAATCAAGTTTATTTGATTTCATCACAAAGAGAATTAACAGAGACTTTCGGAGATCCGAAATTCTACACAGACGCTTCAGGAAATCCTATCAACGGATATGAACTGAACGAATATGGTTTACAAGCGGCATACAGTTTCTTGGGTATAGCAAACAGAGCCTTCGTTATGAGAGCCAATGTTGACTTAAATGAATTACAAGGTAGCGCCAGTGCTCCTACTTCGGCACCAACTGACGGAACTTACTGGTTTGATTTAGGAAGTTCGGTTTACGGAATATTCGAATGGTCACGAACCAATCAAGCCTTTACAACCATAACTACTACTTTGATCACTAACACAACAGATCTAGTCGGCAATACTTCAACAGGTGCTCCAAAGACAAGTGTGGGAAGCATAGGAGATTATGCGATCAATACAACACATGTCACAAACAAAATCTATTACAAAAACGATTCCAACGCTTGGGTACAACTAGGAAGCACAGCATGGCACACTAGTCATCCTACAATAGAAGGAACTGAAACATCAGGCACGATCACTTCTGGACACAGCATTGTGATCAATGGTGTAACAGTTACATCTGCTACAACTTCTAGATCTACTTTCGCAACTTACATCAATAACACAGCGAATGTACCAGGTGTGACAGCGGCAGTTGACAGTGTGACAGGAAAATTCCAGTTATTCATCAACGGTCTTGCTTACGGAGATTCAACAGCAGACAACACAATAAGAATTGAGAATGGTTCAGGTACAATTTTAACTAACCTAGGAATAACTGCCGGCTTATACAAAGGACCGGAATTCCTACAAGCACCTCATACATCAAGACCAACTTGGAAAACAGCAGACGACAACAGACCTAACGGTTCGGTTTGGTTCAAGACAACCACTCCGAATTCGGGTGCTGATCTTTCTGTCAAATTATACAGTGGTTCAACAAGTTCATTTGGAACAGTTGACTCTCCATTGTATGCTACCAACCACTCCGCGATCTATAACCTGGATCCTGCAGGTGGTGGTGCCAACTTGTCAACTGGTCAACTTTATGCTCAGTACAACGTAACTGAACAAAGTGTACTTGGACAATTCGATGGCACGCCAGCACTTGGCGATTTCCAACTGTTTAGATACGAAGGTGGAGCAACCACAATCACTTCTAATAATAAAAATCCAAGTTTCACAGCAAACGAAACATTCAAAGTTCAAGAATCTATCAAGAACCAAGAAGCACTTGATACAGCAAAAACTGTAACTATGATTTCTGGAGATGGTTCTACCCTAGGCGATGCTGAAGATTTTGTAACAGCATTCACTACAGCAGGATTCACGAACTTGACAGCAGAAGTTATCACGTCAGGTGAGAACAAGGGTGCTATCAAGATCACTCATGCCCTAGGCGGTGACTTTAGAATGTGGAATGTTTCAGGAACTCCACTTGATGATGCAGGTTTTGGTACAGCCAATGCTCATTCATATGGAACTTTCACAGTAAATTCAACAACCTTAGTTGACAACTTATATGATGCTCCAGCAGGCGACACAGAAGACTCAACAACACCGTCTGATGTTGTTGCTACAAACTGGAAGAGATTAAGTTACACAGCATCAGCAAGTGCTCCAACAAATGAACCAGCAGACGGAACATTGTGGTACAACACAAACTTAGATGCCGACATCATGGCTCACAACGGAACGACTTGGGTTGGATACAAAAACTTATATTCAAGCACAGATCCAAATGGACCACAGTTCAGTGCTACCGCACCGACTACTCAATCAGATGGAACACAATTAGTGGCAAACGATTTATGGATTGATACAAGCGATTTAGAAAACTATCCAAAAATTTATAGATACGACACTAGTGCTTCAATTTCATCATCAAATACAAACAACGGAGTAGTAGTAACTACAACCGGTGCTAGATGGGTGTTGATCGACAGCACAGATCAAACCACAGAAGACGGAATTGTTTTCGCTGACGCTAGATGGCATACATCTACAGATAAAGCGGCAGACGGCAATACCCAGGCAGGTACAGCATCAAGCATTAAAGATTTATTAAGTGACAACTTCTTAGATCCAGATGCTCCAAATCCAACTCTTTATCCAAAATCAATCTTGTTGTTCAATACAAGAAGATCAGGTTACAATGTTAAAGAGTACAAAAACAATTACATCACTACAACTGCATATCCTGGATCAGGATCATCAGGTTTAGGTAACGTTAGATTCTCAAATGAATCAGTGGCAGGTTACTATCCAGATAGATGGGTAACTAAATCAGCAAACAACGACAACGGTTCCGGTGTGTTTGGAAGAAAAGCACAGAGAAAAGTTATCACGGCACAAATCAAATCAGAGATCAACACAAACCAAGCAATCAGAGAAGACCAAAGAGGATTCAACGTACTTGCTTGTCCGGGTTATCCAGAAGCGATTTCAGAAATGATCAACTTAAACACCGACAGAAACAACACAGGGTTTATTATTGGAGATACACCTTTAAGATTACAGGGAACATCTACATCAATAACAAATTGGGCCAACAATTCTGCTAGTGCCAGTGACAACGGAGAAGACGGATTGGTTAGTTCTTCAGAATACTTAGGAATATTTTATCCTTCAGGAAGAACAACTGATAACGCAGGCAACAACATTGTTGTTCCGCCTTCACACATGATGTTGAGAACCTTTGCTAACAACGACAACGTTGGATTCCCATGGTTCGCACCAGCAGGTACAAGAAGAGGAACTGTAGACAATGCGACAGCAGTTGGTTACATAGATTCAGAAGGTGAGTTCTCTCAAGTGGCACTTACAGAATCTGCTAGAGATGCCATGCATGTTGCTAAGGTCAACCCAGTAACATTCTTTTCAGGAGCAGGAATTGTAAACTTTGGAAACTTAACTAAAGTTTCAGGAAGTTCTGCTTTAGATAGGATCAACGTGGCAAGGTTAACAGTGTATCTAAGGTCACAACTAGATGCTATAGCCAAACCATTTATCTTTGAACCAAACGATGAATTAACAAGAAACGAAATCAAACAAGCAGTTGAGTCATTCTTGTTAGAATTAGTAGGACAAAGGGCACTGTTTGACTTCTTAGTAGTGTGTGATGACACAAACAACACACCAACAAGAATAGACAGGAATGAATTGTATGTGGATATTGCAATTGAACCAGTTAAATCGGTTGAATTCATTTACATACCTTTAAGAATAAAAAACACAGGAGAGATAGCAAACCTAGGCAATTAATCCTCGGTAAGTAAAGGAGCAATATGGCAATATCAACACTTTCAAAATTTACAGTACCACTAGCAAACGACCAAAGTTCAGCATCACAAGGTTTGTTGATGCCAAAACTACAGTATAGGTTTAGAGTAGTTCTTGAAAACTTTGGTGTATCTACACCTAGGTCAGAACTTACAAAACAAGTAGTGGATTGTACAAGACCAAACTTAACATTTGAAAACACAACTTTAGATGTTTACAACTCAAGAGTATACATCGCTGGTAAACACACTTGGGAACCGATCACAATTACATTGAGAGATGACGTGAACAATGCGGTTTCTAAACTTTGCGGCGAACAGGTACAGAAACAGTTCGACTTCTTCGAACAGTCAAGTGCCGCTTCAGGTATCGATTACAAATTTACAACTAGAATCGAGATGCTTGATGGTGGTAATGGCGCTTCTGCACCAAACATCCTAGAAACATTCGAACTTTATGGATCATACGTTGAGTCAGTAAACTATAACTCATTGGCTTACGCAACTAGTGATCCAGCAACTATCACATTGTCAGTAAGATACGACAATGCTGTACAAACTCCACAAGGTACAGGTATAGGAACGGCTTTAACAAGAACAGTAGGCACACTATCAACAGGTGGTGGTATTTAAAGTTTAGGTTAGCAATTATAAACAAGAAAAGCGCCATTATAGGCGCTTTTTTTGTGGCCATAAATACAAGGTATGCCAAGTATCAATAACTTTCTAAATAGTTTTTCAAACGGTCTTCCAGGAACGAAAGACTATCAACACGCATCTCGTTTATACATCGACGACAATTATAGGTTGATGCCTAAACAGAAGTTTCTGTTCCATGTGGTTTTTGACATCGACGACGACACTTTCACAAGAGAATTCTCTTCCAATGAAAAGTCGGAATTGAACATGTTGGTCAAGTCGGTCGACTTGCCAAAATATAATCTCAACCTCGAGGAAAAACAACAGTACAACAAAAAAACCTACGTGGGCACAAGGATAAGTTACACCCCTATCAATCTTACTTTCCATGACGATCACTACGACATAGTGAATGCCTTCTGGAAGGCGTATTACGAATACAATATTGTAGATTCGATCACCGTGGCATCGACCGGCGGATTAAACAATCAACGAGACACAATGTACGACAGTGAAAATAAAATTACTAGAACACAGTTTGGAATGGACGGAAGGCAAAAAAGGAAACACCCATTATTGAGATCTATTCAAATTTTCGCACTACACAAACAGGATTTTACAAGTTTCACTTTGATCAATCCAAGAATAGGATCTTTCTCACATGACGATCTAGACCAAGCAGACGGTGGAGGGATCATGGCAAACACAATGCAGATATTTTATGAGACTGTGCTCTATTCGGCCGGAAATATTACAAAAAACAATCCACGTGGTTTTGCCACAGTACATTATGACAGAGAACCTTCTCCACTAACAGCATTGGGTGGTGGTACCACATCTATTTTTGGACCTGGAGGAATAGTAGACGGAATTGGATCCGTGATAGGAAGTGCCAGAGAAGGAAATTATTTAGGTGCGGTGCTACAAGGGATCAACACATATAACAACGCAAAAAAAATTAAAGCCAAAGATGCAGTCAAAGAAGAATTGAAAGGTATTGTAAAAGAAGGAGTGATAGGTTTAGGTAGACAAGCGGGCACAATAACAAATCCTGCTGGGCAATATTCAATAGGAAATGTTGGTACTCAGGCCGCTCTTTTGGGTGTTACTGCCGCCACAGCCTATGGCATAGCAGACTCAAATAAAAAACAAAAAAATAACACAAACACTGTTGTGAATAATCCTGTGCTTGACACACAAAATTTTTACAGTCCTTCTGAAAGTTTTAATTTAGTTTCTACGAATCAGGCGTTGAGAGATGAAGTTTCTGCAGGAATATACTTCAAGGTTGTGGGTGCTAGACAAGGACTAACAGTTGCCCAAAGTAATGTTGCCTACAATGCCTTGGACCAAAATGCCAAAAATGTTTACAGGTCGAGAACACTAACCGACATAACTAAATTAGTCACAGAGGGTTACGTCAAGATCAACAGACAAACTCTCGATGTAACCATTGTAGCAGAAAAGGCCAATATATAATGAAAGAAATATTCACAAATCTTCCTACTAAAGACAAAGACAATTTCGCAAAAACAATACAAAGTTTGACCGACAGGCAATATTCAGAAAATTTCCAATTTAATCAAAACGATTATGATGCCGCGGTAGGATTTTTTGTGAAAAGAGGATTTGACAGACAGCCGGCCGAGGAAACAGCATACGTTGTTTTACAACAGGCAAAAATTGACGGAGTCTCGTCTCAATCTATATTGGATCTTTTGGGTAAAGCAAATCCTGCCACCCTTTCTGAATTAATATCTGTCATACTGAACGCCAACAGATACAAATCAAGCAGACTGGGTGTAAGAAATACAAAAAATATTTCTGATTTTACTTCAAGAAATATCTTATCATAATGAAATTTGCAAGAGGAAAATTCTCTCCGCGTAATCCTGGAAAATATGTCGGAACAAAAACACCAACATACCGATCAAGTTGGGAACACTCGTTCATGAGGTTGTGTGATGAACACCCCAATGTCTATCAATGGGCCAGTGAAGCAATAAGAATACCATACAGACATCCTATTTCGGGAAAATACACAATTTACGTTCCAGATTTTTTCATTGTCTATGTGGACAAGAATGGAAAAAAACATGCGGAAATGATCGAAGTTAAACCAATGAATCAAACCACCATGGAGCGAGCAGGCAGGAGTGCGGCAAAGCAAAAACAAGTGGTAATCAATCATGCCAAATGGGAAGCCGCGAATGCCTATGCCAACCAAAGACGTATAAAATTTAGAGTTGTTTCAGAAGAACAACTTTTTCATCAAGGCACACGTAAGTAAATACTAAAAATGACAAAAAAATTAGAAGACATCTTAAATTTACCAAATGTAAAACAGGCTTTTGATCAAGTAGATAAAAAAGAGCAGGCAAGATCGAACAAAGACAAGACCCGTGAAGTTGCCAATAATGTAGACCCAAAAACTGCCGCCGCTTTGAAGGCCACTTACGCAGAGTTTGACAAAATTGAAAAAGCATTACCTCAAGTCAAAGGATTAGGTGAGTTGTCGGATCTCGAGTTAGACAAGTTGGCAGGCGAAGCCGAAGAAAGTTACAAAAATCTCATGGATCTGGGTATGAACGTTGATTCTAGGTATTCTGGCAGAATTTTTGAAGTGGCATCCACTATGTTACGTAATGCCATCGATGCTAAAAACAATAAAATTTCTAATAAACTTAAAATGGTCGAATTACAACTCAAAAAAATGAAATTGGACAAAGACGGTGAAGATTCAGGCTCAGAACCAGTGGAATCTGAAGGTTTTGTAATAAGCGATCGTAACGAGTTAATGAAGAAGTTGATGAAAAAAGACTAAATAACACAAATATGAGCACGTTTACAAAATATCTTGCCGAATCAAGCAAACAATATGACTACAAAATCAAAGTAGCCGGTGATCTTGACAAGGATTTCGCAAACAAACTAGAAACTGCTTTATCTAAATTTGATCTAGACAAATTATCGGCAGGAAAAACATATCCTATACAAGAAACCCCACTAGATTTTCCTCAATTAACGAATGTGGGTGTAACAATTTTTGATGCCACAACAAACTATCCAGCATCGGTATTTGAAATGTCTGAATATCTTGCAAATTACTTGAATCTTGGAAGAAACCAGATTGTTGTTCGTAAGCCGGGTGAACCTACAGAACAATACCAAGCAGATATGAAAGTGGCCAAAGACAAAACAGAATTCGAATCGGTATTACAGGATGTGGAATACAAAGATGCTCCAAAGACAAAAGCAGACGAAGTTTATGGCGACAAAGCAAATCAAAGTCTTTTAAAAGAATTACTGAAAGACAGACAAGAGAACAAGGACCATCCAAAGGGCGGTGAGACCGGAGTTCAGAGTCACATTGAAGAAAAAGGAACACCAAGTCCGCTTTCTAAACCAACCAACCCACACCCAGACCCAAAAAGGAAATAAGTTATGGAAATGATTGACATATTACAAAAATTGAGAGAATATCAAGAAGCAGGTCACGACATAGGCGATGCTGTTGAAAATGTGGAAAGAACTAATCCAAAAACAGTCGACGAAGGTGCTTTAAAACAGCAGATGCATAGCGATGCTGAAGATATGTCTAAAGAAGAGTTTGTTAAAAAATACGGACAAGGTTCTGGAGAATTTTGGGATAACATTAATGGAGTCGAAGAGTCAAAGTCTAAACCAGACTTTTTAGACATGGACAAAGATGGCAACAAGAAAGAGCCAATGAAGAAGGCGATCAAGGACAAAGAGATAAAGAAAGAATCAGTTAACGAAGCGATACAGATTTCAACAGATTCTCCGGAAGAAGCAGGCATGATGATGCAGATATTGAAATTGGCCGGGGTACAACCAGTTGATTCGAAAATGATCGGCGCAGAAGAACCTGCCGAGGAAGACTTCGCAAACGAACCTGATGAAAAAACACAATCTATAGACGATCTTGTAAATGTTCATTCAGGCGGGTTGAACAGACAAAAGCAAACTTTTCCAAAAGTGGCAAGTGGTGACAATCCTATGCAGACAACCACTGAGGAATTAGCAAATTCTTTGAGAGAACAGTACAAGTCATTCAAAGAGGCATATGAAACAGCGGTTACCGAAGCCAAAAAAAAAGACTAGCGGAACGTCCTCTCACTAAACCAGAAGAAAAGACCAAAGAGAAATACGTCAAAGGTATGAAAAAAGCCAAAGGCGATTTCAAGAAGCGTTATGGTAAAGATGCCAAAGCGGTAATGTACGCAACCGCTACCAAAATGGCAAAAAAGAACGCTTAACTCACGTTCATTAACACTTAAATACATTTGTTATGGCATATGTAAGTTTAGACTCTGATCAAATAAAAAAAGCCAATAAGAAACACAAATATTCCAAGGAACAGGTATTGGAATTAGAGAAGTGCATGGATCCAAAAACAGGACCGTTGTACTTCATGAGAAAATTTATCAAGATACAACACCCAACCAAAGGTTCCATGGCATTTACACCGTATGGATATCAAGAAAAATTAATACAAAGTTATAACGATCATAGATTCAGTATAGCGATGCTTCCGAGACAGACAGGAAAGACAACATGTGCTTCGGGTTATTTGATATGGTACGCCATGTTCAGACCCGACTCACAAATTCTTATCGCCGCACACAAATACGCGGGTGCGTCAGACATCATGTCTAGGGTGCGTTATGCATATGAGATGTTGCCAAGTTGGATCAAGGCAGGGGTAACACAATACAACAGGAACAGCATAGAATTCGATAATGGTTCAAAGATAATGGCAACCACAACTACGGAAAACACAGGACGGGGTATGTCCTTAACGATGATATATTGTGATGAGTTTGCATTCGTACAACCACCTGAAAAGGCAGTTGAATTTTGGACTTCACTGTCTCCAACATTGAGTACAGGTGGTAAATGTCTAATCACCTCAACTCCAAACTCAGATGAAGACCAATTTGCTTTAATATGGAAAGAAGCCTTGAAAAGATACGATGAATTCGGAAACGATAACACAGTTGGTACAAACGGTTTCTATGCCTATAAGGCACACTGGTCAGAACATCCAGACCGAGACGAAGCATGGGCCGAGGCTGAAAGAAGCAGGATCGGAGAAGAAAGATTTAGACGAGAACACGAATGTGAATTTTTGATATACGATGAAACACTTGTAAGTTCTGTAAGATTAGTAGAACTGGAAGGAAAAGATCCAACGTGGGTACAAGGACAAGTGCGTTGGTATGCTAAACCAAAACCTAAACATACCTACATGGTTGCTTTGGATCCTTCAATCGGTACAGGTGGAGACTATGCCGCCATACAAGTAATAGAGTTACCAACATTTAGACAGGTGGCCGAGTGGCATCATAACATGACGCCTGCTAACCATCAAATTCGAATATTACAAGAAATCAACAAATACATTCATGATACTATCATGGAACAAGATTCAACAGCAACACCACAAATTTATTATTCCATGGAAAATAACACTCTCGGGGAGGCCGCACTTATGCGTGTCATGGATATCGGTGAAGAAAATATCTGCGGTATGTTTTTATCAGAACCGATCAGGAAAGGACACAGAAGAAAATTTAGAAGAGGATTCAATACCACTGCCAAACACAAGATTGATGCCTGTGCTAAATTTAAAGAACTAGTGGAAAATAACAAATTAGAGATTAATTCAAAACCCTTGATATCAGAATTGAAGACCTTTGTGGCCACAGGTGTGAGTTATAAAGGCAAACCAGGAGAACATGACGATCTAGTCAGTGCCATATTGCTTTGTACAAGAATGATGAAGGTATTGGCAGATTTCGATCCAAAAATATTTGAACATTGGACCAATCGAACAACTGAATACACAGCACCTATGCCTATTTTTGCTAACTTGGGCGTTTAAATAAATACATCATATGATATCAGCACAAACGTCACAGGACCTTTTTAACAAAATACGAAGCAAGTTTTCTAACCTGCAGATAGGTAATAGCATAGGTGAAGCGACAGCAAATCCACAGGAAGCAGTATTTTTTGATTTTGAATTCACTGAGGATTCTGACACTTTTGGAAGAATTTCGTTGAGTCTTGCGGATGGTGAAAATGTCAAAGTTTTTTACAACAAGGGATTAGTAGACAAAATAGACGAGGACGACAAAGCAGACTGGTACGCATTTCTCAGAGAACTAAAAGACTTTGCTGTTACGCACCAATTGGGGTTTGACGTGAGAGATATTACCAAAAACAGCCTTTCACAGCAAGATTTCAAGAATATAGCAGATACCAATCAAACGGTAAATATAGACAGCATGTCAGAAGAACTTAACAGAATTGTGAAATTATCAGGAATTCAAGAAGGGCTAACAGGCACTTCAAAAAGTTCATTTGAAAATTTAGATAAAACAAGGTTGATAATTAGGCATTCTAAGCCTGTAGCAGAAGAAGTACCTGGTGCAAGAACAAGACACATCAACTCATTATACATTGAAAACTCAGAAGGTGAAAGATTCAAATATCCATTAGTTCATTTAGCCGGTGCTAGAGCAATGACAAGACACGTGGCAAATGGTGGAGTACCACACGATGATTTTGGACAACACATTATCCAAACAAGTGAACAGATTGCCCAATTAAACAGTTTCAACAGATACGTGGCGACAAAAGATCAATTAAACGATTCAGCAGGCGATATTATTGAAAGAACAAAGGCCAAATGCGAATCAATGAAAAAATATATTAAGAATATTTCAAAACAATCACATTATGAATCAGCAAAAGAAAATTTTCAACCTGCTGTAATGCCTGAAATGGACGATGACGCAAAATCAAATCTGCAAGACAAATTCACATTAAAACATTTCGATGAGAAAATAGATTCTGCTCTTCCTTTGATCAATTCGATCATGAAAGAAACAGACGAAGTGAAAGAATTCGACGATGAAAAACCATTGAGCAAAAAAGACTTAGAAGTCCCAACACCGGTCGATGCCGCTCCATTGGTCCAGCAATACCTATCAGATCCAGACAATCAACTTGTACTAAGACAAGACCCGGCCGCTGATCAAATGTTGGCTAGGACAAATTTCACAAATAAAAACACAATGCTATCAAGCATCTTGGGAGACATCGCGGCAAGGATGTTGACAAAAACACCAGATCAAGACAGAGTGGCAAACTTTGCTTCAAGTGTTGCTGACAACATATCTCAAGAAGGTGAACCTTTCTTTGAACCACACAAAAATTACATAAGAGATAAAAAAGTTGCTTTCCAATTGGCAAAGAGATACATCGATGACTTTAAAAAAATGAAGCAGGATCCCGAATACGCCTCACAAGTGAGAATGGATCCGGCGGCTTACGAACCCAAGAAAGACAGAAAAGGCAAAGCCAAAGAAGAAATTGCTTTCGAGGGTTGGGCGGACAACATCACAGAACAAAAACCATACGTTTCAATGTACAGAGGTGAAGATGGAAAAATGGTCTATGATGTGCTGGACAAAGACGGAGAGTCTGCTTACAAGAGTTCGGATTATGACACTGCCACTGCTTACCTAAGCAAAAACTTTGACAGATTAGCAGGAAAACAGATAAGCAATGAACCTAAAGGTCTAGATGTAGACGCATTCAATGCCGAAGCACAAGACGACGTGAACGAAAATCCAGAAGAAACAGTAAATGAAACAGACGAGCCAATGATTATCGACGGCAAAGAAGTTGATTCAGAAAGTATTGAATATGATATGCAAGATTACAGCGATGTTATTGCTCCAATCAGTTCTGCTAAATTTATAGATGGCACAGATTTAACTGATGATCAAATGGCAGACTTAGAATCGTCGAGTGCTTACATCAACTGGGTAAGACAAGATTACGATGAACGAGCAATGTCCATGGCAGATGATGTCAACACCACAGAAGGCAACGAGTTTGCTCAAGCAGTTCAAAAAGCCAAAGCGGCGGGAATGAAACCCGGAGACAAGTTTGAAGTTGGTGGCAAAGAATACACACTAAAAGATGCCATAGAACAAGCGGGATTAAAATTAGAAGAATTTTTTTCTGAAGAAGAACAGTCAGATGACGAAACATCTCAAGGTAACAGCACAGAGATAGATCGTATCAAAAACCTAGCATTTTACCAATAATAACACTAGACAATAGATAAATATAGTTGTATATTACGTACTATATGTCTAATATACATTTAGGCAAACAACAACATAGGCACAAAATAGGAGGCTTACATTATGGCTACATTGGCTGAAATAAGAGCGAAGTTAAAAGATCAAGAAGTGAATCGCTCCACTTCATCAACAGGCGGAGACAACGCCATCTACCCACACTGGAATATACAAGAAGGACAAGAAGCAGTTGTCAGATTCTTGCCAGACAAGGACGAGACCAACACATTCTTCTGGACTGAAAGGAACATGATCAAGTTACCATTCAATGGTATCAAGGGTCAAGCAGATTCAAGACCTGTACAGGTACAAGTACCATGCATGGAGATGTATGGCAAGACTTGTCCAGTACTCACAGAAGTGAGACCATGGTTCAAAGACAAGAGCATGGAAGACATGGGCAGAAAATACTGGAAGAAGAAAAGTTACATTTTCCAGGGATTTGTTGTGCAGAATCCGTTAGCGGAAGACACAACACCTGAAAATCCGATCAGAAGATTTATTATTGGCCCTCAGATCTTCAACATCATCAAAGGGGCACTGATGGATCCAGAAATGGAAGAGATGCCAACTGATAGCGTTAGAGGAGTTGACTTCAGAATAACCAAGACATCAAAAGGTGGTTACGCTGACTATTCAACTTCGAAATGGTCAAGAAGAGAAAGGGCGTTGGACGAGGCAGAGAGAGCCGCGATCGACACACATGGGTTACACAACCTGGGTGACTTCAGACCAAAAGAGCCAACGGAAGCAGAAGTAAAAATAATCAAAGAATTATTTGAACAGTCTGTGAACGGTGAGGCTTATGATCTAGAGAAGTATGGTCAATACTACAGACCAGCAGGAGTAAGTGCTCCACAACAGAGTAGCACTGTGAGTTCAGCAACAACCACTGCCGTGGAAACACCAAAAGCAGAGGCACCAGCACAACCGGTGGCTGAAACTGTAACAGAGGCGGCTCCGGCTCCACAAGCACAACCAACAGGTGATAGTGCCAAAAGAGCAGAGGACATCTTGAAACTTATCAGATCAAGACAAGCAAAATAAACCCCTTAACTTACCAAGTGACTATATTGATTGACAGTATAGTCACAAGGTAGTAATATAACACTATGACAAAACCATTTGATATAACAAAATTTAGAAAAAACATTACAAAATCAATACAAGGTCTGGGAATTGGGTTCAGTGATCCCACAGACTGGATCTCAACAGGAAATTACGCATTGAACTATTTGATGACTAGTGATTTCAACAAAGGTATTCCACTAGGAAAAGTAACTGTACTTGCAGGTGAATCAGGAGCAGGTAAGAGTTACATAGCATCAGGAAACATAATCAAGAATGCACAGGAACAAGGCATTTTTGTTATACTGATTGATACAGAGAATGCACTAGATGAAAAATGGTTACAGGCATTAAAAGTGGACACAGACGAAAAGAAATTACTTAAATTAAGTTTGTCCATGATCGATGACGTAGCCAAAACAGTTTCGGAATTTATGAAATCATACAAAGAGGAAAACGCAGACAACAGAGAAGGTGCACCCAAAGTGCTATTCGTGATAGATTCACTAGGAATGTTGCTTACTCCCACAGACGTTAATCAGTTTGAAGCAGGTGATATGAAAGGTGACCTTGGTAGAAAGCCAAAGGCACTTACAGCACTTGTAAGAAATTGTGTCAATATGTTCGGAAGTTGGAATGTTGGTTTAGTAGCAACCAATCACACCTACGCATCACAGGACATGTTCGATCCAGATGACAAGATTTCAGGTGGACAGGGTTTCATATACGCAAGTTCAATCGTTATTGCGATGAAGAAATTGAAACTAAAAGAAGACGAAGCGGGCAACAAGATATCCGAGGTGAGAGGAATCAGAGCGGCGTGTAAGGTCATGAAGACTAGATACGCAAAACCCTTTGAAGGCGTACAGGTAAAAATTCCTTATGAGACAGGAATGGATCCATATAGCGGACTTGTTGATTTGTTTGAAAAGAAAGGTATTCTTGTTAAACAAGGAAACAAACTTGCCTACACAGGACCCGATAAAAAAACAACGGCAGAATTCAGAAAAAACTGGACTGGTGATAAATTAGATATTATAATGAACGATTTTGACAATATCGTTCAACCAGAACAGGAGAACACCAATGACGGAGAATCAGATGACGGCAAATCAGATTGAGGAAATATGGACTTCAATATCTAATTATCTTCCTGAGAGAGTGAAGTTAGACTGTGCTGTCGATTACGTAAAAACCTTGTTGGACTTAGATACCGATCCAAAAATCATAAAAGCCGCAGGCGAATATGATGAAAAATTAGAACAAGCAATAGAGACTGTGCTTGGTGAAGAAGGATTGGATGAAGAAGAAGACGAAGAATCATACTATAATGAATAATGACTTGGTATTCTGTAATCAGTAAAAGCATAGATAAAATTCCAGATTGTATACAAGATTTCTATAAAGAATTAAATGATGCCAAAAAAGAAGTCAAGATATATGGCAGTCTTGAAAAAGCATCAGCGGCAATGCCGGGATTGGTAGAACACAGATTCAATCAGTTACAGGAAATCGAGGCAATACTAGAATATCTTAACATTGAAAAAAGACGATTACGATCGGCAACCTTTAAAAAATATCTAGAAAATTATCAAAGAGCCTTAAGTTCACGTGATGTAGAAAAATATGTCGATGGTGAGGCAGATGTAGTTGACATGGAAAAAATTGTAAACGAATTCGCGTTGTTAAGAAACAAATGGCTTGGCATCATCAAAGGACTCGATCAGAAGCAATGGCAAATCACAAACATTGTTAAATTGAGAGTAGCAGGTATGGAAGATGCCACAATCAAATAAAATTATATTAACCGACGTTGACGGTGTACTGTTGGACTGGGAAAACCATTTTGCAAAATGGATGAAGTCAAAGGGACACCAGGAAAACGCCAACGCTAGATCCATGTATTCAATGACCGATAGATATGGCATGGTCAAATCAGAGATGAGAAAATTTACAACGGAGTTCAACAAATCGGCTTGGATGTCTACACAGGAACCCATGCCTGATTCACAAACCTGGGTTAAACTTTTATATGCCGAAGGTTGGACTTTCGTTCCCATAACATCACAAACATTAGACATTCCGGCACAGGAGTTACGTAAAAACAGATTAAGAGAACTGTTTGGCAATGTGTTCCACAACTTTTTTATTTTAGACACAGGGGCTGATAAGCATTCCGCTCTTGCCGAATTTAAAGACACAGGCCTTTACTGGGTGGAAGACAAAATAACAAATGCCAAATTGGGAATAGAATATGGGTTGAAATCTCTTTTGTACAATCATTCGTTCAATCAAGATCTAAATGATGAAAAAATTACCAGAGTAAATAACTGGAAACACATTTATCAAATCGTGAACGATAGGATATAAAATGACTTTGCCGGTATATGTTGGCTACGATTCTAGAGAAGACATAGCATATCAAGTGTGTCGACATTCTATTATAAGAAGAGAACCGGGTGCGGTTGTTAACCCATTGAAACAAAAAGACCTCAGAGCATCGGGACTATACACCAGAGAAGTTGATAAACTTTCATCTACGGAATTTACTTTCACAAGATTTTTTGTTCCATATCTCCAAAACTATCAAGGTTGGGCAGTATTTTGCGATTGTGATTTTTTATGGACAGTGCCTACCACAGACCTAAAACAATATTGTGACCCAGACAAGGCAGTAGTGGTTGTCCAACACGATTACACACCAGCCGAGGGCATCAAGATGGATGGCCAGAAACAAACAGTGTACCCCAGGAAAAATTGGTCGTCGATGATATTATGGAATTGTGCCCATCCAAAAAATAAAATTCTCAATCCAGAATTGCTTAACAAGGAGACAGGCGCATTCTTACACAGATTCCAATGGCTGGATGACGACGACATTGGATCATTGCCTCACAATTATAATTGGTTAGTGGGATGGTACAAAGAACCGCGAGATGGCAAACCTAAAATTTATCACTGGACCGAAGGAGGTCCATGGTTTGTTGAAAATTACTTCGATTGCGAATACTCAAACGAATGGAAAAAAGAACTAATAAATCTTTTTAGCAAATGATCCATAGAGATGCTGATAGCACAAAAAATTAAGAGCAATAACAAAGTATTCATTTATATGCGACATCCGGTAGACATGCTGACGTACGACAGACTTTACGAAAATATGCCTAACCTAGACCATTTCCGATGGAAAGAATTCAAAGAAAAACAAGCAGTTAAAAGTATCAATTTGATAAAGGACCTAGGAAAAATTAAAAAAATGCACAAAAATAAAGTGTACTGGTTTTTCAAAGACAGGACAGACAAACGTAATATTCAATTTTCAATCAACAATACAGCATACACATACCTGCCAAATACCTTGTTGGCATGTAAAGAAGACGGCATGGTGACTCATAGTAATTTAGAAAACGACTACCAAGATAAACCAGTAATTGAATTAATTTTCAACTAGAAATCTATATTAGGAAATTGCTGTCTTGCTTTAACCACGAAAGGATTATTTTCACTCCAATTGAATTTTTCTTGTCCGAAAGCATGTCCAAACCAACAGTTATATCCATTCTTTTTGTTGAATCTCCAATCCATTTGTTCAACACCTACGCCACTTTTTAACATGGCGTATATCAACATAACATTATCATCGGCAACTAAATTTTTGTAATCTAAATATTCGGCCATTGCTTTTGCCGAAGTTTTGTCTAACATAAAAACTCCTGCGTTGAATCTATTTTTAGCCAAAGTGTATCCATCAAATTCTTCTAATATAGATGAACTGGCATTTTTTTCATGCCACTGTTTGCTTCTTCTCCGTGCTATTCTGTCATAACAAATTTTAAATTTGTTTGGTTGTCTATACATTTCAAAGATGTCAGGAGCATCATTCCATACAATTAAATCTGTATCGAGATACAAGATGTTTTCATACTCTTTCCACCAGTTGTTGTTAAAAAATAGATCAAATCTTTCGAAGGTAGGATGAATCCAATTTATTCTCTTTTCATTAACAATAACATGGTCGACGTTGATTTTTTCACTGTAACGTTTAACAGATTCAAAACTGAAAGGTAACAATTTTTGATTTACCGATATGTTATTGTATTCAGGACTGTCATATGTTTCGGCATCTACATGGAATTGCACTATACAATTTTTCATACAAGACCTTTTTCCCTTAAAATATTGATCGCAGTTCCGTTCTGGTATTCTTGTGGAGTAAATTGTTGATAAGCGAGACTGTATAACCATGGCATGGGATCACAACGTAAAGGATTTTCAATATTTTCTAATTTTAAATTGCCTACACTTACCGCAAAACTTTTGGAGTGGCAGAACACCGGTATGCCCATGCATACTGCCTCCACTGCCGCTATGCTACAACTGGTCACACAGGCCCATGCGTTCTTAAGGTCCTCGGATAGGGGCACCTTGGCCTCACTTGGCCCTGATGTACCCCTGCCCCTAGGCTTGTGTCGAAGTCTGATCGGTCTATCCGTAAATTTTTTTATTTTTTCTATTGTATCGTTAGTCCAATTTGAATTTCCTAGATAACTGTTGATGCCAACCGAACTAGGACAAATCAAAATATGGTCTCCTGTTTTTTTTGGGTCATGTACCTCAATTTTAAAATTTTCAAATCTGTCGGCCGCACAATTTTCAATAAATCCTGCATGTATGCTATTGTTACAAATTCGCCAATAGTGATTGTCTGGTTTAAGATTGTTGTTGTCAAATCTTCCAAAGTAGGGTGTATCGGTAAACCAGTAGTCATGTTGTCTCGCTTCCAATTTCTTGACCATTTCGAGATTGTTGTTGACAAATCCCCAGAACATAGAATTTGAATTGGGCTCAGTTTCGGTAGCATTGTCCATGACAATCATTTCATCCGGCCATGTTTCACGTATGCCCTCGAACACTTCCCATGCCTTGCTTTTCTGATTACTTAATGGTGCGTAGATTGTTAGCATCTATAAATTCTATCAAAAGTTTTGCCCATCCTTCGTGACCTTTTTTGCTTGGATGTGGGTCCATCGGACTGACAATACTGTTGTTTTCTTGTATGTAATTATAATGAGAATCGTTTACTCTAAAGTATCTATTGGCATTTATCATGCCCTTTAAAGCGTCAAAATCCCCCTTATTTTTAACGATCTCTATCGGTAACGAGTTGTACATCACATATGGAATTTTGTTGTTTTCAAAGTAGTTTTGTAGGTCTAATACATGATTGAGCCACCGCATAGTTCCAGTTTGTTCTATATCCCATCCTGGCTGTGATTGAACAAATCTCAATTGGTCGCCTATCTTCCAAGTTCTCCAAGTTAAATTGGTTCCTGGTATCTTTCCTTTTTTCCACCCGTCATTGGTCACATAGTCCATCCTGTGGGTGCTTGTGAAACCTATCACGGCAAAAATATCATTTTTGGTATTTGACTCAAACCAATGTTTGGTGGTAAAACACAGTCTATCATTTCCGCGGCCTCCCATGGCAATGTTGTTGATCTCCATGTTGTAATGTTCTGCTATAATTTTCGAGGTAAATGTATCAACTCCGTCCTTGGGCCTGGTAGTTAAAAAACTGCACCCGTTTGAAAAAAGTTTGTTCATACATGTATTTTATAGTATAATTAATTATTTTACAATGATTGTTAAACCCGTTACCAACATAAAATATTTTTTAGAAAATTCTGAAAACATTGACAAATCTTTTACATATGAATGTGTCTGGCACAAGAATCAACCACAAACATCTTTTACCGCTATGCCAACTTTCGTTTCTCGTTTTAAAGATGTAAGGGCTCACACCTTGCCTTTCTTGTTGACCAAAAACAATTTAATGATTACAGATCATGTGTGGCCGTTGTTATGGAAAGTGAAAAACAAACCTCACAAGACACACAAATTATGGAATCAGTGGACAGATAAATTAGACATAGATAACCCAAAGGTTTCGAGGCAGTTTAATGACGAGGATGTGTATGTGTGGATGCCGATAGACCGGGAGAGTTCGAACAATGCCTGGCACTTTTGGATCGACGTCTGGAGCAGGATCAGATTGTTAGAGCAGTCGGAACGTATTAAAAAGAATACGAGAAATTTTGTTTATATCTTCCCCAACATGGGAGAATACATGGAAAATGTTATGAAACAAATAATGAAGGACTACCATTACATGGTCATGCCAAAAGATGAATATTGGCAGTTCAAAGATTTGATTGTGCCTTCTATGTCAAACTCACAAGACGGTATTATTCAACCCGGTCTTCCCAATTGGCTATTCAAAGAATATGCACAAACAGGAAAAGCCACAAGGAAGATTTTCATCACAAGAGATGATGCTCCTGCTAGGAAACTGGCCAACACAGATGAATTGTTTATGGCATTGAAAGGATGGGAAAAAGTCAACCTTTCCGAAATGTCTATCCAAGAACAAATATCTATGTTTAGCAATTCAAGTCATATCATGGGCACACACGGTGCAGGTCTACTTAACTCGATTTGGGCGCCGGAGGGGGCACAGGTTATCGAAATATCTCAAACAGAACTTATAGATAAAAAACCATATCCAATTTTAAGCATGTTAAAAAATCATAGACATCATGTCATATATGCTGATAAAATTGCTTTGGGCAACGACAAGCCAAAAAATGTAAAAAGGTTAAAAGATTACAACAACCTCAGAGTCGATATCAAAGAGGTCCTAAACTATCTATGATTATAGCAGGAGTCCACACAACCAAACCGAGAACTCAGCGTTACGTAGATGCTTTTGTAAAAGGCACACCCGGACCTCATAAAATTTATGATTTCAAACAAATGGCAACTTTGCCTAATGAAACGCTGGCGTTCTATGGCATATTAGCCGGATCAGGAGAAGTTTACAAATGGTGTCAAAAAGAAAACAAGGATTTTTATTTTATGGACCATGGTTACTTTTCAAATGCTCACGATCATCCACATTGGTTGAGAATAACAAAAAACGGACACACACAAACTGAACTAAAAAACGTTTCTTCTGATCGTTATGAAAAATATTTTAAACGTGAAATCAAACCATGGAACAAAAACGGAAAAGACATCTTGTTCCTGCCACCTACAATGGCAATTGAAAATTTTTTTGATGCCGGTGACTGGATAACAGACACATTAAAAATTCTCAACGACAGCACAGACAGGTTTGTAGACGTGAGAGAAAAACCATACAATCCAGAGATCACAAAGGATCGTTTTGGGGCCACAGTCAAAGTCGACAGACCAACAAATCATAAAGGACCGATCGATTGGGGCAGATATCATGCAGTGGTGACATTCAACAGTAACACAATAATAGAGGCACTACACAACGGTATACCTGTGTTCTGTGATCCTAGAGCCAGTGCGGCCTTACCAATATCAGAAACGGATTTTACAAAGATAGAAACGCCTAAATACGAAGACAGAATGCCATTGTTTTCCAGTCTAGCATATTCCAACTTCAATATGCAGGAAATGTCAGATGGCACAGCATGGAGATTATTAAATGAAAGTTGAAATTTTTCGTAGAACAGTAAAAGATAGAAAAAGAGGATCCAGTTATGATCTTTTGAAATGGATGGAAGAAGGTATCAAACGTTGTGGGGACGAACCAATTATGGTAAACGAGAATCGATCTGGGCCAACAGTGGAAGGAGAAATGAATCCAACCACACCCATTGTTTGTATGTTTGGCTACGGCGGTACAAACCAAAGGCATCATACCAAGGGCAGGAGATTAGAATTAGTAGAAAACTCCAAAGCCAAAGGTATAAAAGTTATAACTTTTGATGGAGGATTGTTAAGCAGTTATGGAAATGTGTCAACGTATCCCAATCACTACTGGAGAGTAAGTTTGTATTCTCCCATGAACAATGGAGACTTTCTCTCTGATAATTCGCCGGGAGATCGTTGGGAAATGTTAAAAAAGGAATTCAACATCAAGAGCGAACCATGGAGGAAATCAGATGCGGAAGATCCTATTCTGTTTGTCTTGCAACCAAAAGACAATTGGTCTATGAATGAACTGGATCCTGTTGCTTGGTTCAAAGATGTATATGAAAAACTCAGACCTTTAACCAATAGAAAATTTATAGCACGTCCACATCCTAATCACGTAGATTCGATATCTCAGCGATTGGGAGAATTTCCAGCAGACGTTGAAGTTGCTATAGGACAAAAACATTTCATGGGTGATGAAAAAAAGCATTACAGATTTCATTTCCAAGAAGCAATAACTAATTGCCATGCTGTTGTTACTCACAATTCTACTGCCGGTGTCGACTCTTGCATTCGTGGAATCCCTACCTTTAATACCTCAGATCTTGCACTTTCTTGGCCAGTAGCCAACACAGACCTAACCAAGATAGAAACACCCGACATGCCCGACAGGACACAGTGGTTGAACAATATAGGTTATAAATTATGGAGCACTGAAGAAATAAGAAGCGGCAAGGTGTTTGCGAGATTCAAAGAAAAGTTAAATATTGGTACATAATGAAAATCAAAGTAATCACTAGTTACAAACCAGGCACGTGGTCGCAATACGCTGAGAGATCTGTCAAGAGTGTGATTGAACACTGGCCCGACGGTACGGCAATACACATCTATCACGAAGGACCACAACCCGAAACTAATGAAATTATGTCACCTAGAGTGAAATGGATAGACCTTCATGAAGTACAACCGGATCTGGTCAACTTCAAACAGCGACACAAGGACGACCCAGTGGCCTGTGGAGAACTGCAGGAAATAGAAGGAGGTGTAAGAAGACCAACAGCGTTCAATGGTAGTGACAAAAATAAAGGAAGTTTCCTATTTGATGCTGTGAGGTTTGCCAACAAAGTTTTTTGTGTAACACATTCAATAAAAACTTCCGTGGAAAAAAATTATGACTACATCATATGGCTAGATGCTGATACATTTACATTTAGATCCATGCCCAGACAGTTTCTTGAATCGTTATTGCCTGCTGATTCTATGCTGACATATCTCGGCAGAGAAAATCCCAATAAGAACGATGGAGGCAAATATCCCGAATGCGGATTTGTTGGGTATAATTTAAATAATCCTCATATGCAGAAATTCGCAGAGGATTGGGAAGAAATTTTTATCGAAGATAAAGTGTTCGAACTGTTGGAATGGCATGATAGTTATGTGTTCTGGCACTTGTCAAAAATTTACAGACAAAAACATGACATCAAAGTGAACGATATCGGATATTGGAAAGGTGTCAAAGGACATCATGTATTTGTAAATTCTGAACTCGGGCTCTATATGGATCATTTCAAAGGCAAAAGGAAAAACATCGGAACAAGTGCTAGGAATGATCTACGTGGATCAAAAAGTAGCACAGATGTATCTCATATCGAATATTGGAAGTCGGCTCCGTCGACTTGGAGGTCATGAAAATAGCAGTCTTTCCAGAATTTGGTAGCATGAATTCAAAACCGGTTTTTGATGCGTTCATAAAAAATTTACAGGACAAAAATGAAAATTTTGTAATCAACAAATATGATAATGAATGTGATGTGGCGGTCATCTGGTCAGTTTTATGGCGAGGCAGAATGGAAGGAAACAAGAAGGTTTGGGATTTTTTTAAAAAACATAACAAGCCTGTAGTAGTGCTTGAAGTTGGCGGAATCAAAAGAAACACAACCTGGAAGATGGGAATCAATGGCATAAACAGAGACGCTGATTTTGCCAATCAGAAATACGACGACAAAAGATGGAAAAAATTTAACATAGAACTACAGCCTTGGAAACAGACAGGAAATGTAATCGTGATTTGCGGACAACACAACAGCAGTCAGCAATGGATTGGCATGCCAAACATGAGTAATTGGGTTGATCAACAGATCAAAATTATAAGACAATACTGCGACAAACCAATAGTGATAAGGCCACATCCTCGTAATCCTATAAACTTTGACGAGAAAAAATATCCCTATGTGCGTATCAATATGCCAAAGAGAGACTGGACAACCTATGACGACACAGACTTCAAAAAAATTTTAAGAAGCACATGGGCAGTGGTTAACCATTCTTCCAATCCTGCCATGGAGGCTGTATTCAATGGCATACCTGTGTTTGTTTCAGAATCAAGTCTTAGCCACGATGTGGGAAACACCAATGTGGCAGATATTTTACAACCCGCCATGCCATCTAGGATCAACTGGGCAAATTGGTTGTCATACACCGAGTGGACCACTGATGAGATCAGAGAAGGTATACCATGGTCAAGAATAAGAGAAAGATTGTTAGAAAGATTTATAAAATGAAAGTAGTAAATTTAGGCAACAGGAATGTTATAGAACCAATAGAGTGGAAACCCTACGTAGGCGAAACGGTCATTGTGCGAACAGTCATCCGTGGTGGCAAAAAAATTCAAGAAACAGCATACTACAAAGACAAAGTTAAGGCAGTGCCAAGAGGCAATGCCTACATAATAGGAAATGGACCTAGTAGGAAAAATTTTGATTTAGAGACTTTACGAGACACCGGACAACTATATGGTTGCAACGCACTTTATAGAGACACCAAACCAGACTTTCTTTTTTCGGTGGATGCCAAAATGTCACAGGAAATTTCCAAAAGTAAAATATGGGAACAGGGCGTAACCTGTTATGCTCCCAGTCTCGAAGTAAACAGGAACGAGGGTATCAATCTTATACCAAACAATCCACACTACACCAGCGGTAATCAAGCAATATGGACAGCGTGTGTGCATGGACACAAAAATTTATATCTATTAGGTTTTGACTTTAGAGAATACGGAAAGGAACAACTAAACAACATATATCAAGATTCACAAAATTACGGACCGAGGCATTCCGATTCGATCTTTACAGAATGGTTGAGCCAATTCAGAAGAATGATAAAGCAAAGGCCATACTGCACATTCACTGTGGTACACGATGACCCGCCCGAATATTTCTATCATCTACAGACCGGTACAGACATGAAGAACACAAACTTAATGAACTATGATGATTTTAAAGCGAAAGTTCTAGGTCGAACTGCTTAAATTTAGGTTTCCATTTATAGAAGTTTTTATTGTGATTTGCCTTGCCATCTAGGTCGATAGTCATCTGGTACAAGTGAACCATCTCGTGTGCTAAGGTTTCTATAAAATCTTTCCAGGTGTCGTACATCAATCTCATCTCGATTACATACTCAATGGACTCGTGATCCTGTCCCACAGGTAAAGTATCTTTTGGAGTTTTCACGCTTCTACCATCCCACATACATACGCACTGACCAAAACAAGATTTCAAACGTTTGATCTCAAACCGTGGAGTCTGCAATGTGCTTTTGAACAGACCCTTGTTCAATGTGTTGAACCAAAAATAAATCTGTGCCATTGTCGTCCTGTGATTTTTGATCCCACTTCTTTTAGCCAAAGCATTTTTGACTTGAAATTTAACCTTTTTTATGGCCTTTACAGACAATTTTCTTTGTTTTCTTTTCTTCATTATATGCGTGTTTTTACCCGGTTGACTAAATTAACAATCGTGCTATACTATAATTATCTAATTTACCAAACATATGAGTGAGCATATTAATATAGACACAATAGAGCAGGCAATACAGGTTTTAGCCTATAATGAGCAGTGGTGGGTGGGATTTTCGCCACATCAAAAAGATATAGCGACAATTAAGAGTCTCGCTGACAACCCGTATGCGTACACAGAAAAACAAGGCAAACTCGCTGTAGCGATGCTGAAAAGATACCATACGTTATTTCTGAAATTTGGAGTAGATCTAACTGAATTATTAAACAAGCCTGTGTACAGAGAGCCTTTCCGTACAATTGATTATGAAAAGTCAATACAATACCATGAAGATCAGAATGGAAAGTGGCTAACATTTAAATTTCCTTATAATAAAAAAATTATAGAACTGGTCAGATGTTTGAAACATCAAAAGACAATGGCACTGTCTCATATGACCTACGACGGTGATTCCAAAAAATGGGTGTGTGAATCAAACGAAATAAATTTGTATTATCTGATGTTGATTGCAATAAGATATGATTTTAAGATATTGAATCCCGATTTGCTGGACAGATTTGATGAAATCAAAAAAATAAAACTATCGATAAAGAGACCTGTGGCTCTTATAGATGAAGACAAGGTGCGTTTCAAAAATATTAAAGAAAGTCTTATCGAGTGGTGGCAAGAGAATGTAGCAACGGAATCGCATATCAGACAAATTGACAGATTAAAAGAACTAGCAATCGACAGGACTCCTACTAATTTTGTTCCAAAAACGTTGACAGAAAAGATAGCCTTTAGTATGTCTCAAAACATTCATGTTGATAGACATCAATATAGCAAAAGTGAATTGATAAAAAGCCTGTTGGATTTGGACAGTCTACCTGCTATGGTGCAGATCGGACACGAAATATCACAATACAAGCATGTAGAAGAAATCCAAAAATGGTTAGAGGCATTTTACAAAATGGGTATAAGACAAAGCCAGATCGCTTGGGGATTCACTCTCGATGATCCTCCGCATTGGCGTAAACAAAACAATGAAGAACAAAATAATTTTTATTCATCTATCTGGGAAAGTGCTTACCCTTCCGAGAAACCAGATTCGGAAAAGGAAGATATGTATGAAAATTGGTGTCAACTACAAATAGACAGCAAGGCACAAAAGAGAATAGACAACAATACAAAAATAATTTTTGTAGGAACAAAAATACCAAGAGCATTTTCCAAAAGCGGCATCCGACTCAAATCGACCTTCACACTCTATGACGGTGGTTATTGGCCGAGCGGTACCGAAACTCTAACTAAATTGGTTGATAATCTGCCTAAACGAGTGTATTATGTTACTAAAAAAGAATCAACTTTTGTGAGTAACATAAAAAATAATGAGTTCGTGTAAACTAGTAATCAAAGACGAGGTAAATGTAAAATTTGAGGATTTATCTTTAGACAATAGAAAAAGATTGCATTCAAAATTCAAATTTGAAATTCCATACGCAAGGCACTTACCAGCGGTAAAACTTGGAAGATGGGACGGAAAGATCAGTTTCTTTGGATTGGGCGGCACCACCTATCTAGCACTGGTGGATCAAATTTTACCAATATTAGAAGACTCGGGTGTTTACGTAGAACTAGTGGATCAAAGAACTCCTCACAATTTTGAATTTAGTCTCATAAACAAAGATTACCTTGGTGATATAACTTGGCCAGACAATCATCCATGTGCTGGACAGCCAATAGAACTCAGAGATTATCAAGTAGAAGTGATCAATAAATTTTTAGAAAATCCACAATGCATACAAGAGGTGGCAACAGGTGCAGGTAAGACCATTATAACTGCCGCACTGTGTAGACTAGTTGAAAACTATGGACGTACACTGACCATTGTGCCAAACAAAAGTCTCGTGACACAGACCGAAGAAGACTTCAATGCTTGTGACCTCGATGTGGGAGTATACTATGGTGACCGTAAGGAACTAGGAAGACAAAACACGATAGCGACTTGGCAGTCATTGAACGTGCTAGAAAAAAGAAGCAAAGACGAACACACAACAGAATTTTTAGAAGCCATCAAAGATGTCAACACTGTAATTGTTGACGAGGTACACATGGCTAAAGCCGATGTTCTCAAAAGAATGCTTACAGGACCATTTGCTCATTGTGGAATACGTTGGGGACTGACAGGCACTGTACCCAAAGCAGATTTTGAATCATACGGATTAAAATGTTCGATAGGCGATGTGGTCAATAAAATTCCGGCCAAAGAGTTACAAGACAAGGGCGTGTTGGCAAACTGTCATGTGAATGTTTTACAAACACAAGACCATCCAGAATTTAGAAATTATCAAGAAGAACTGAAATGGCTTACAACAGACACAACAAGAATGTCGTGGATCGCCGATACTGTGAGAACAATAGCATCGTCCGGAAACACATTGATTTTAGTCGACAGAATATCTGCCGGAGAAATATTGGAAAAGAAAATAAAAGATTCGGTATTCATTTCAGGATCAACCAAAAACCCAGACAGAAAGGAACACTACGATGAAGTATCTACTGCGGAAAATAAAGTTATCATTGCCACATATGGAGTTGCCGCTGTTGGCATTAATATTCCTAGGATTTTTAATCTTGTCCTTATAGAACCCGGAAAAAGTTTTGTCAGAGTAATACAGTCAATAGGTCGTGGAATCAGGAAGGCAGAAGACAAGGACAGTGTTCAAATTTGGGACATTACCAGTTCATGTAAATTTGCGAAAAGACACCTAGGACAAAGAAAAAAGTTTTACAAAGAGGCCAATTATCCATATAATATAGAAAAGATAGATTATGAAAATCCTTACAATAGATAACAGAACATACACTTTAGAAAAAATACCCGAATACGTAGATGATAGTTTGCGTTTTTCTGTGCTAGACAACAGCAATCAAAACGATCCAGATTATTTTTTTATTCCGTTGATTTTTTTAGAATCATTCAATGCCCCGGCGGCGGTACTACAAATTGGCAAATACAAAATAAAAATGCCTCTGGACTGGAAGATGGTTGTAGGTGATGCAGAGCAGGGAGAGTGTTTTGTAATACCTATTACAAGTTTAAATGACAGAGGTTTTGAAGCATTTATGCTTAATCCAATCACAGGATCAAAACCGGACTTTGCGGAAGTGGACATCGTGGACATTTATCAAGAAGTAAAATGGTACTTTCCAAAAACAAAATCCGGACAAATATTGACAGTACCGTTGGAGGACAAAAAAAATCCAATGTGTGCTTATTTCGTGAAGGACATTTCACGTCAGGCAGAAATATTAGACTACAGTCAATTATGGTAGCAAAAAAAGACAACAGAAAGTTTTTTGAACTACGAAACGGAATGAAAGCAATCGACTTCCGGAATAAGGATTATTTTGATCGTATCGACGACAAGGAAAAATCCTTGTACTCTCCGTACATGATAATGAGATACGCGAGCAGTGTTTCGGGAGATAAGTTTTATCAAGAACACTATGTTGAAATGGTAAACGAATGTGTAAACAAACATCTGTTCACATTATCAAGCAAACACAAAAAACTTTGTTGGATGCTTACATCTATGTGTGGATCTTTGAAACAACAATTTCATCCATGGGTTAAACCAATGAAAAAGGTTCCGAATAAATCTTTAAAACAATTACATGAGTTGTTTCCATCCACAAAAGAAAAAGACCTCGAAGTTTTAGATACACTGTTGACAGATAAAGAACTAGAAGAACTATTAGAGGCACATGGAAGCAAATCTTAATACCTGTACATTTTGTGGGAAAACTTTCCAAAGAGAGCGAACTCTTCAGGTTCATGTATGTGAACCAAAACGACGTCATCTACAAAAAAATGAAAAATGGGTTCAGAATGCTTTCTTAGTTTTTCAGCGTTTTTATCAAATACACCAAAATCATACAAAGGAAAAGACATATAATGATTTTTGTAAGAGTGCATACTACAACGCATTTGTTAAATTTGGAAGATATATGATGCATGTGAATCCTTTATATCCAGAAAAATACATCGACTACGTAATAACATCAAAAATAAAATTAGATCACTGGGCCAGAGATGATTTATATGAAGCATACTTGATAGACATTTTAAAATCTGAACCGGTGGAAGCGGCATTAAGGAGATCAATACAGACAATGATGGACTGGGCCGATGATCAAAATGTGCAATGGTCGGATTATTTTAGATTAGTCAATACGCC